GGAGAGAAGAAAAAGGAGAAGCGCTCGATTTTCCTAGGCAAAAGCGTTTAAACTTGATTGACAATCGTCAAACGCCGATGATCAAGCAAGCCCGAAGCTGATTCCTTTTTTTGCAGATTGCATTTTTACTTTTTTTCGAAATCGCCGAATGGCACTGATAACTCAAGCCCAAGCTGCTCGAATGCTGGGCATAACTCCACAAGCTGTCGGCCTCGCTGTAAAACAAGGCCGATTGAAAGTGATACTTGATGAAAGCGGTCGAAAAAGAATTGAGGGGTCCACGCTCGCTGAGGACTACCGCAAGTCGACGCAAACCAAACAGACTAACGCCCATAGAAGAACGTCACAAGCAGAACTTGAAAAGTCTGCTCCGCAAGTTTCAGAGCGCTCGCGCGACACGCGACTGGCTAAGACGCAGGAGTACATTCCTGACTACGACGAGAGCAGGGCTAGAACAGAGCATCTAAAAGCAGAACTATTAGAGCTTGATCGAAAACAAAAAGAGGGTCTGCTTGTACCAGCAGCAGACGTTGAAAGCACTTGGATCGAGGTGATCACGATGGCGCGCGGCAAGATTCTCGGGATCCCAACCAAGGCAAAACAACGCATTCCAGACTTGGATGGAGGTGCGATGGCTTGCCTTGAAGATATCGTTCGCGAAACTCTTGAAGACTTGGCTGGGGAGGTAGAAGCATGACCAATATTCAGGAGCTGCATGAAAAGGCATTGCTGGCATTCAAGCCACCAAGGAAGCTGAGCTTGAGTCAGTGGGCTGACGAGAATGCGTTTCTTAGCGCAGAGTCAAGTGCCGAAGGTGGCAGGTGGAGAACGCTGCCATACCAGAAGGGCATCATGGATGCGATCACCGATCCTGCAATTGAGCAGGTGACCGTGATGAAGTCGGCAAGGGTCGGCTACTCAAAGATTTTGAATCACGTTGTCGGGTTTTATATCCACCAAGATCCAGCACCGATCATGTTGGTGCAGCCAACGATTGAGGATGCTCAGGGCTATTCAAAAGAAGAGATTGCTCCGATGCTGCGTGACACACCTTGCCTCAAGGGTTTGGTGAGTGAGGCAAAGGCTAAGGATGGTGCAAACACGATTCTGCAAAAGCAGTTTCCAGGCGGAACGCTGAGCTTGGTCGGTGCGAACTCACCGCGTGGTTTCAGAAGGGTCAGCCGCAGGATCGTGTTATTCGATGAGGTGGACGGCTATCCGCCATCGGCTGGCTCTGAGGGTGATCAGATCAAGCTTGGAATCAGAAGAACTGAGTACTACTGGAATCGAAAGATCGTTGCGGGTTCTACTCCGACGGTGAAGGACTTCAGTCGGATTGAAAGGATGTACGGCCAGTCGGATATGCGGCGTTATTACGTGCCATGCCCTGACTGCGGTCATATGCAGTATTTGAGGTGGGCACAGATCAAATGGGATGACGATGATCCGTCGACTGCTTGCTATGAGTGCGAGAAATGTAATGAGCGTATTCCGCATTCAAAGAAGAGATGGATGGTCGAGCGTGGCGAGTGGCGCGGCACCAACCCGTTCAATGGAAAGCACGCTGGCTTTCATGTCTGGGCTGCGTATAGCTATTCACCAAACGCTGCATGGTCGAATCTTGTTGAGGAGTTCTTGGATGCAAAGCATGATGCTGAGCAGCTAAAGACGTGGGTCAACACGATTTTGGGCGAGGTATGGGAAGACGAGTATGCGAGCAAGATCAGCGGAGAGTCACTGCTGCATCGAGCGGCAGAAGAGAAGTATGTGCATGCAGTGCCACCAGCTGAAGTCTTGTTGCTGACTTGTGGATGTGACTGCCAGGACGACAGACTCAGTTTGTCCGTTTGGGGCTGGGCAAGAGATGAAGAGGCTTATCTGGTTGATCGAGTTGTTCTTCATGGATCACCGTCCAGGCCGGAAGTATGGAAGCAGTTAGATGAGGTCTTACAGAATTCGTACGAGACAGAGGACGAGCGAAAGCTAAATATTGAGGTCTGCTGCATTGACTCCGGCGGTCATCACACGCAAGAGGTGTATGGCTATAGCCGAGAGCGTGCGCCTATGGGCGTGATTGCGATTAAGGGTATGGGTCAGAAAGGCAAGCCACCGTTAGGCAAGCCAAGCAAGGTTGACATCAACTTCAAGGGCAGAGCGATGAAGAATGGCGCTCAACTGTTCCCCGTTGGCGTCGATGGAGTGAAGAGTTTGCTGTTTGGCAGGTTGAAGCACAATGATCCAGGCCCTGGATACCTGCATTTTTATCCAACTGTTGGACCTGACTATTTTCAAGAGCTAACTGCTGAAAGGCAGGTGCTCAGATACAGGAATGGCTTTCCAGAGCGCGTTTGGGTCAAAAAAAGCCAGAGTCCAAACGAAGCATTGGATGAAATGGTCTATGCATATGCTGCATTGCACCGTCTTTATCAGAAATTTGACCGGCGGAGCATTTGGGAGCAGTTTGAGCGGCGTAATGAGCCTAATAAGGCGCCTCAGCTAGGATCAAAGCAACAAAAACGGCCTAATCGCCGTAATTTCGTCTCAAACTGGTAGTCCCTTGAACATCCCAAACGAGATTCGGGCTGGCGACACCGTCAAGTGGAGGGATGATCCTTCTACGGATGTCTTCGGCAATGACATCAAAAGTAGTGATTGGACGCTCAAGTATTACTTGAGGTTCAACAAGGGAAACGAGGCTCACACGTCTACCGGCAGTGCTTTCAATACGGGTTGGGAATTTACGATTTCCGCTACGGATAGCGCAGATTTCGACTCTGGCATTTGGTATTGGCAGGCAGTTGCCACCAAGGCATCTGAGACGATAACGCTGGGCTATGGAAACATTGAGGTTGAAGATAACCTTGCTTATACGAGTGGGCCTGGTGCTTACGACGGCAGGTCGCAGGTCAAACAAGATCTTGAGGCGATTCAGGTCGCTATACGTACGCTTGTTGCTGGTGGCGCAGTACAGGAGTACAAGATTGGCAACCGTAACCTCAAGCGATATGACTTAGCTGATTTGATACAGCTAGAGGCTCGTTACAAGGCTGAAGTTAAGCGTGAAGAGCAGGCCGAGCTGATTGCTAACGGTCTTGGCAATCCCCGCAACATGTTCGTGAGGTTCAACTGATCATGGGTATTCGAACTCGCCTCATGGGCTTTCTTGGTTTTGGCAATCCAAAGCCAATGCGTCGTGCTTATAACGGCGCGATTGTGTCTCGGCTTACGTCTGATTGGATGACGAGTCAGTCGAGTGCAGATGCGGAGATCAAGGGTAATTTGCGGCGATTGCGTGATCGTTCACGCGAGATGGTGCGGAATAATCCGTATGCAAGGCAAGCAAAGCGAACGACACAGATCAATGTTGTTGGCAGTGGCATCAAGCTGCAGTCTCAAGTTCTGCAGTTGCGTGGCAACAAGCGAGACAACAGGATCAACCAAGCTATTGAATCGAAATGGAGAGAATGGTCTCAAGCTGATAACTGTGACTGCGCTGGCAAGAACACGTTCCAAGAGTTTGAGTGGCTTGCCGCTGGTGCGATGTGCGAGTCGGGTGAGGCAATTTTCAGGATCGTAAGGCGCACGTTTGGTGAGTCAAAAATTCCAATTGCACTGCAGATTTTAGAAAGCGATCTGCTGGATGAGGATTACAGCGGCTCCAAGTTGAATCCAGCTAATGAATGGAGAAATGGTGTTGAGGTCAACGAATGGGGTCGTCCTGTTCGCTACGCAATACTCACCAGGCACCCTGGGGATAACTTCGTTGGTGGGCATCCATCAGCAAACGTAAAACACCTGTTTCTGCCCGCAGAAGACATTATTCATCTGTTTATGCCGGAGCGTCCCGGCCAGAACAGAGGCGTGCCTTGGTTCCATAGCGTGATGGCTGATGTCCATCAGCTTCAGGGTTATGAGGAAGCTGCGGTGATTCGTGCTCGTGCTGGCGCGAGCATCATGGGATTTATCACCAACAACGAGGGTGAACTGATTGGGGATGACGTACAGAACAGCCAGAGGATCAGCGAGTTTGAGCCTGGCACGTTTAAGTATTTATCTCCGGGCGAGACAGTAAGTGTTCCTGACATTGACTCACCGGATCAGCAGTTTGAGATGTTCGTCAAGAACAAGGTTCGGCGTTTTGCGTCGGGCTTTGGCTGCTCTTACGAGACGCTGTCTCGCGACTTCAGTGACACTAATTACAGCAGCAGCCGTTTGAGCTTGCTTGAGGATCGTGAGCATTGGAGAGTTGTTCAGAAGTATTTGATCGACAGTCTCCATAGGCGAGTTTTCAAGGAGTGGTTGAATCTTGCAGTTTTGTCTGGCGAGCTTGCTTTCCCTGATTACGAGCTTCGGTCTGAGAGGTACAACAAAGCTAAGTGGATGCCTAGAGGCTGGAGCTGGGTTGATCCGCTAAAAGAGGTAAAAGCTTTCCGCGAAGCAGAACAGGCTGGATACCTAAGTAAGGCTGATGTTATTTCGTCTTATTCCGGCGGCGACTATGACGAGACGATCAGTGCCTTGGCCAGAGAACAACAGTTTGCTGCTGAGGCAGGAATTCAACTAGATAAGGATTTGGATTTGACTGACGAAGGCACACAGCTTGAGTTGCTTGAATCAGGAGAAGCTCAGCCCACTCGCAAGCGCAGTAATGGCAAACGTAAACGGAGTTGAGATTGACCTTATGCCTACAGAAGGCATGAGGGAAGAGGCTCAGCGGTATCGAGACTGGAAGTCTGAGGGCGAAGGCGGCGGCACTGATGTTGCTCGCACTAGGGCAACTCAGATCTTGAGCGGGAACGAGCTGAGTCCAGAGACTGTCATCACGATGTCAGCTTGGTTCGCAAGGCATGAGGTGGATAAGCAAGGCCAAGGATTTAGTCCAGGAGAAGACGGCTACCCCAGCAATGGGCGAGTGGCATGGGCTGCATGGGGCGGAGATGCTGGTAAGTCTTGGTCTGATGCACGGTCAAAGCGCATCAAAACTGCTCAAGATCGCGCTGAATCCATAGAAATGGAGCGCCCTTATCCAAACGAGCATGCGGCAAGGATTGTCGATCCAGGCAAATTTGAGCGATTTAGGCGCTCTAATGACCGTGGAGGGGCTGGAGTTGACTTCATTTTTGGGATTATCGACGATGATGATCCTCTTGAGTTGCAGTCGATAAGATTCAAGGTGAGTCGTTATACGGCTAGTGAAGCTAGACAATGGCTTCGCGATAATGAATACGAACCTCTTGAGTTCGAGCCCGCCACCAACGAGAAGGCTATGGAACCAGAAACTCAACGAGCAGCACCAGATGCTTTAAGTGTGGGGGACTTTGTCTCCTGGAACAGCTCTGGTGGTCGTGCTCGTGGATTGATCGAGCAAATTGAGCGAGACGGGAGCATTGATGTTCCTGATTCGAGCTTCACCATCACAGGAACTGCTGATGACCCAGCAGCTCTAATTTGCCTCTATCGCGACGGTGAAAAGACTGACACTCGTGTTGGTCATAAATTCAGCACGTTGACGAAGATCGCTCCAATCAGAGAGGCAGAGGTTGAGGAGACTTCTAAGCGCACCAAGCTTGGAGAGCCTCTTAGCCGCACTGAAGCTTCTGTCATCAGGAGCCTTCCTGGCGAGGATCGCAGCTTTGAATTCCCGTTCAGCTCTGAGTATCCCGTCAAAAGATACTTTGGTGACGAAGTATTGAGCCATGAAGCTGGTGCGCCGGACTTTATGCGCTTGAACGATGGTGCGCCGTTCTTGTTCAACCACGATCCAAACAAAGTTTTGGGCGTCGTTGAGCGTGCGTATCTAGATGAGGACGAAAAGCGTGCTTATGCAAAAATCCGCTTTTCACGCTCTGATTTCGCCAAGCAGTACTTAGATGACGTTAAAGATGGCATCTTGCGTGGTATTTCATTCGGCTATCAAATCGATGATGCCGAGGAGAAAGAAGAAGGACTGCTTGCAACACGTTGGTCAGTGCATGAATTGAGCCTTGTTTCGATTCCAGCTGACCCCACAATTGGAATCGGACGCTCACTTCTTTCGCCAGATCCCGTTATGCCTGAATCTTCTCAACCTGAAGCTACTACTATTACGAATGAATCTCCTGTTGAAGAACAGGAAACTCGCTCAGCGGTCACGACCGCATCTACACCCACTCCTGTTATGGAAGATCAAGCTCCAAACCTGGAGGTGATCCGGTCGGAGGCTAAGAAGGCCGAAAAAGACCGCGTCGCCGCTATCAATGCTCTGGGTGCTCAGCACCGCATGGCAGATCTGGCACAAGAATTGGTCGATGGAGATAACTCCATTGATGAGGCTCGTGCTGCATTCCTCGACAAAATCGGAACTTCTCAAGTGGAACAGCCCATCCGTTCTACCGATGTCACCTCTAATGACCTCGGTCTTTCTCAGAAAGAAGTCAAGCGCTTCAGCTTCCTTCGCGCTCTCAACTATCTGGCTAGCCCCGGCGATGTAAGCGCACGTCGTGAGGCTGAGTTCGAGATCGAGGTTGGTATTGAAGCTGCCAAGAAGTACGACCGTTCTTCTAACGGCATCGTGGTTCCTAACGAGGTGCTGTGTCGCGACCTGAACGTTGGTACTGCTACAGCAGGCGGCAACTTGGTTGATGATGTCCTGCTTTCCGGCAGCTTCATTGATCTGCTGCGCAACAAGCTTGCACTGGCTGGTGCAGGCATGACCACCCTGAGCGGGATCAACGGCAACATCTCAATCCCCAAGCAGTCTGCAAGCGCCACTGCTTACTGGGTTGGAGAGTCAGGCTCACCTACCGAGTCACAGCAAACCATCGAGCAGGTGAATCTTTCACCCAAGACTTGTGGTGCTTTCGTTGATTACTCACGCAAGCTGCTGCTGCAGTCCAGCATCGACGTTGAGCAGATGGTCCGCGACGACCTAGCTCAAGTTCTGGCTCTTGAGCTGGATCGTGTTGGCCTGAATGGTTCTGGTTCATCTAACCAGCCTCTGGGCATCATCAACACAACTGGCATCGGCACTCAGTCACTCAGCACTTTCGGAACCTTCGCCGAGTACATCGGAATGGAGACCGACGTTGCTACTGCTAATGCTGATGCTGGCGCTCTGCGTTACATCATCAACGCAGCTGCTCGCGGCGCTCTAAAGAGCACCGAAAAGGCAAGTGGCACCGCTCAGTTCGTTTACGAGAACGACGAGATCAACGGTTACCCCGTAACCGTCTCCAACCAGCTCGGTAACAACGACGCTCTGTTTGGTGACTTCTCACAACTGATCATGGCGATGTGGTCCGGCTTGGATCTCACCGTTGATCCGTTTGCTGGCGCTACTTCCGGCACTGTTCGCATCATTGCTCTGCAAGATGTTGACTTCGCCGTCAAGCAGCCTGGCGCATTCTGCTTCGCCACCTGATCTAGGTAGTTCTCATCGTTCTGACTCATGAAAGTTGAAATCTTGAGGCCAGTGATGATTTCAGGAAAGCCCGCTGATGCGGGCTCCATCCTGGAAGTCGATGATGCTGATGCTGTGACTCTTGTCAGTCTTGGCAAAGCCATCGAGCACAAGGCGGAAACGGCCCCCGCCGAGGAGGAAGCTCCTTCTTGCCCACCGAAAAAGCCCACTACTCGCAAGAGGACTAAGGAATGAGCATTGGAAACACTAGACGGACCTTAACGGTCCTGTCTTTCGCTCCGAATGATGTTGTCACCGCAACTGGCAACGAGACAGGGGTTGATCTTCTTGATTTTGAAGGTGACATCACTCTGATTCTCGATGCTGAGGCTGGTGGATCAGGCATCACCTACGCCGTGAAGGTGCAGGACTCTGCTGATAACAGCACTTTTGCTGATGTCACAGACGCTGCTTTCACTACAACAACTGCAAACACTGCGCTAGTCGAGACTCTCACCGTTAATACCGATGAGATCAAGCGTTATGCGCGTGCTGTTATTACTGTTGCTGGTGGTACTGGCGCTGGCGCTCTGAGCGTTACTGCTTTGGGACGTAAGAAGTACAACTGATCGCAACTTATAGCCCTCGCGTTTGCGGGGGCTTTTTGTATGACTCTTTCTTTCACTGAAGATCTAGACGCTTTTTTCGACACACCGGGATTCACGGTGCCAGTGGTCTTTGGCTCAACGACAAGTGTTGGCTATTTTGAATCGCCAAACGAGATCATTGCTGACGGCGTCGTGTTGACGACTGACTATGCAGTGGTGGTCAAAACTTCTGATTTTTCATCTGTCGCTAGAGGGGACACGATGACCGTTGAGAGCGTTGATTACACCGTTAGGGAGCCAATGCTTTTGGACGACGGTAAAATCATGCGCGTAATGCTGATGAAGGATTAGATATGACAACGAAGCGTGAAAGCATTCTCTCTGCTATTGCTACTGCTCTTTCCGGCACTTCAGGTGTAGGCACAAGGATCTATAGGAGTCGAGTCGAGCCTTTGAGCCGAGCTGAGTCTCCTGCGATTGTGATTGAGCCGGTCAGTGACACCCCAGAGCAAAACACCAGCCTGCCAACGCTTGACTGGACCTTCAGGGTTCGCATCGTTGTCATAGAAAGGGCAACAGTCCCTGATCAGGCGGCTGACGATACGATCGAGAGTCTGCATTCAAAAATCATGGCGGACCTTACTCTTGGCGGTCATGCGATTGACGTAGAGCCAGCAACTACAAGTTTTCAGTTACTTGAAGCAGATGAGCCAGCAGGCGTGATTTTCTGCGAGTACGACATTCGTTACCGCACACAGGTTGGTGATTTAACGCAGTAAACAGTTAGGGCTACGCTGAACCTAACCACCCTCTGCACTTACCATGTTGGATGAACACACAGGTTATGGCGGAACTTATCTGCTGGATCCTGAAACTGGCGTACGCACCTTGATTCAGCGGACGCGACCACCACAACCGTCACAGGAACAATCTGATGGCATTGCTACTCCGCAAACGACTGATCGTCATCGAGACGGAGTCGAGCTACGGAACGGATCCAACCCCGGACGGGGCCGACGCCGTTCTAGTAAGGGATCTGACAATCACTCCTCAGAGCAGTGATGTCGTCAGTCGAGATCTGATTCGTCCTTATCTGGGTGCATCACAACAGCTGCTGGCCAACACGAAAGTTGAATGCACTTTTAGTGTGGAGATGGCAGGTTCTGGAACTGCAGGGACTGCTCCCCAGTACGGCAAGGCTCTTAAGGCTTGTGGCCTTTCTGAAACTGTTGCTGCTGGCACCAGCGTCACTTACGAGCCTGTAAGTGCTGCTTTCTCCTCAGTCACTATTCACTACATGATTGATGGGGTTCGCCATAAGGCGACTGGTTGCAGAGGCACGGTCTCAATCAGCGCAGAGGTCGGCTCAATCCCTACTCTTGACTTCTCGTTCACTGGCATCTACAACGCCCCAGACGACAGCGCTCTGCTGACACCTACTTATGCTAATCAAGACGACCCGTTGGTCTTCAAGAACGGCAATGTGACTGGTTTTCAGCTGCTCTCGTACTCTGGAGCGCTGCAAAGCTTCTCCTTTGACTTAGGCAATTCCACTGTTTACAGGGAGCTTGTCGGAGGCACCAAAGAAGTCTTAATCACGGATCGTGCCGCTAGTGGCTCAGTAAGCATTGAGGCAGTTCTTCTTGCAACCAAGGACTTTTTTGCCTCTGCAGTTGACGATGACGCAGCTCTTGGCAATTTGACCTTCACTCACGGCACTGTCGCTGGCAACAAGGTTCAATTCACCTCAGGCAAGGTGGATATTGGTGATGTCTCGTATGGCGATGCTGATGGCATCGCGATGCTGGAGATTCCTTATACCTGTGTGCCTGACTCTGCGGCTAACGCTGAGTTTGATCTGGTTTACACCTAAGGGTCGGCCAGATCATCAAGGGGGATGTGGGAGCCTTTGCGGGCTCCCTTTTTTTGTGTATGCTGAGCCAGCTTGTGCTCTTATCTAATGGCTTTTGTTCGTAAGAAGGTAAAGACTTTCAAGTGGCCGGTAAAAGTTCAAGAACCTAGTGACACCAAGCCAGGCGAATTTGAGACATCAGAATTTATCGCGATCTTTAAAAGAGAAAAGATGTCCAAGCTGCAGGACAGCAAGGACGACGATAATTTCGGCTTGCTGAAAAAAGTGCTTGTTGGCTGGGAAGGAATTATCGATGAAGACGGAGAAGATGTGCCGTTCAGCGAAGAGGTCCTTGAAGAACAGGCAGATGATGCTGATTGGGTCAAGGCTGTCCTGAATACGTATGCCGCGACTTACGCAGAGGCAGAGTCGGGAAACTAAAAGGAGCCGCTGCTTACTGGGCATCAGGGGATTCTCCTGTTGAAGATAAAACCCAGGAAGATGCGGCTTCATTTGGCCTGGCATTGCCCGCACCAAAACCAAAGAAGTCAAATGACTTTGAGGTTTGGGAAGAGAACTGGGACGCAGTGATGATGTTTCTGCGTATGCAGACCCAATGGCAAGTGACCATGGGTGGCTTTGTTGGGTTGAGATATGAGGTTTTGCTTTGTTCCGGGGGCTTGTTTGACCTCTACAATGTGGAGGATCGTCGCGACACGCTGGAACGTCTTCAGATTTTGGAGGCAGCAGCTCTTAACGAACTGAGGAAGCGCTCTGATGGCAAAGGCAATTAGCACTGTTTCCATCAAGTTTGATTTTAAAGACACAGGCACTCAGGCCGTAATTGATAAAATTGGCGGCTCGATAAAAAGGCTTCAAGTAATATCTGGCCCAACCAGTCAAACGATTCAAAAACTTAGGCAACAGGTAACGCAGTTAGGGCAGAAGGGAAACAACAGCATCAGTACTATCGAGGGCCAGATTGGTGCGCTCAAAGGATTAAGAAGAGAGGCAGATTTAAATAGCAAAGAGTTTAAAGAGCTGACTGCTGATATTGATGCATATACTAAAAGACTCCAAAAAGCCCAGGGTCAAAAGAAAAAGGGTGGGCTAGGTGCGAGAGGCACAACGCAGGTCGCTGGCGCTGTTATCTCTGGCGGTATTTTTGGTGGTCCAGAAGGAGCATTAGGCGCTCTTGGTGGCGGAATACTCGGAGGAGTCGAGGGTGCATTTGCTGGTGCTGCCATTGGCGCCCAACTGAAGGGATTGAGGAGTGCCGCCGCTGCGGCTGGAGAATATGCGGCTCAGATTGAAAAGTTACAGATTGCGCTGGGAGGCGTCACTGCAAACCAAAGTGAATACAACTTTGCGGTAGCTGCTGCGCGTCAGGCAACAGACCAGCTAAATATTCCTCAAGCCGAATCACTTGCAGGAATCACAAGACTAACTGCTGCTGTCAAAGGGGCAGGCGGCCCCCTGACCGATGCAACTCTCACGTTTAGGAATGTCAGCGCGGCTATCAAGGCAACTGGCGGCTCTAGCGAGGATGTAAAAGGCGCGATTACTGCGATGGTGCAGGTCTTCAGTAAAGGCAAGGTAAGCGCTGAAGAGCTTTCCGGACAACTTGGCGAACGCTTACCGGGCGCGGTGACGGCCTTCGCCAAAGCGAACAAAATGACGCTGCCTGAGTTGCAGGAAAATTTAAAGGCGGGAACGGTGGGTCTTGATGAGTTGATGAATTTTATCGTCGAGCTTGGCAATACTTATGGCAGCACTGCCGAACAGATTTCGCAGTCAAACGCTGATGCTGGCGCTCGGCTTCAGGTGCAGATTAAGGATTTGCAAGCTGCTGTTGGTGAAGGGTTAGTGCCTATAGGAGCACAGTTCCAAGATGCATTTGGACGTTTTATTGAGGAGATAACACCAACCTTGGCAGATGTTTTGCCGAAGATAGCTCAATTCTTCCTAGATGTAGCGAAAAATCTCGACAAAGTTTTGCAGGTCGCTCTTGTTGTTCTGGCGGCAGTGACTGTTGGGAAAATCACTGCAATTGTTGCGGCAATAGGAGGATTAGCTCAGGTAATTTTTACGCTTAAGCTAAATGCAATAGTCGCTACAAAGGCTCTTGTTGGGCTGAATGCGGCCGCTTTACTGAATCCATATACGGCTTTGGCTGCAGGCGCTGCGGCTCTTGCGGTCGCGATATTTAATGCAGCTCAAGAGCAAAAAAGGCTCAATGCTTTACTCAGAGAAGGTGGAGTTGCAGCAATAGACAAGCAGATTGCAGAGACAGAATCTAAGCTTTTTGCGGCGGAAAAGAGGCTTGAAACGGGGAACGATGGAGACGTTCTTTATAACCTGCCTGGACTAGGCCCTTATACCGATTCGCGCTTCCAAGACAACAGACGTAAGGAATCTTACAGTCAAGAAATAAGCAAGCTTCGTCAAGCGAGGGAGAGGGCCGTATATGACGCAACTCAAGGTGCAGATTTGCCTGACAACCTTCTTCCACGGTTTCGCTACAGACCCCCGACTACTGATAGCCCTGGCGATGGCAGCAAAGGCGGTGGTGGCGGCAAGGGTGGATCAAGAGCAAAAGGTCCAAAAGACATTTCCAATCTTCGAATGGAGTCTCAGTTCGCCTCCATAATTGCAGGCCGAAATAAAGCTACTGTCGAAGAAAGAAGAAAGGCTCTAATACTTCAAAGACAAGCGGCAGTTAAAGCATCAGAGGAGTTAACGCCAAACAAGCAGTTAGTCGAAATCCTGAAAGCAAGTGAAGCGTTTAGGAAAGGGATGCTTCAAATTGAAACAGAAATTACTGAGGAAAATAAAAAGCAAGCAGAAGAGGCACGGAAGCTTGCAGATGCCCGCATGCAGCTAAGAGACCAACTTGGGCTGCTTAGCCCTCAAGAGCGCACCAAGGCCGCTCAAGATAGCTTTAAAAATCAGTTCCCAGGCGCAACGGATCAAGATCTTGATCTTATTCGTCAGGCTTTTGATCCTACTGATTTTGAAAAAATTCAAAAGAGCGTTAGAGAGCTTGGCAAGGAGCTGCAAGAGTTAACGAATCCAGCGAATATGATAATTAAGTCTGCTGATGCAATCGGCACCGCATTTACCGATTCGTTCATGAGTGTGATTACAGGCAGCGCCTCAACGCAAGAAGCGCTTTCTAGTTTCTTCAAAAATGTTGGGGACTTCTTCTTAGATATGGCAGCGCAGATTATTCAAAAGATGATCACGATGTTTATCTTGAATCAGGTGGTCGGATTATTGCCGGGTGCTGGAGGTTTTAACTCGGGCACAACAAAGCTTGGTGCTGGAGGCGGTCAAGTTGGAGGTATTGGCACGTTTGGTCCTAATTTTGGGATCAGGCAATCTGCAAAGGGCTCTTACTTTGAAAACAATATCGCCAAATTTGCTGAAGGCGGTATCGTAAATTCTCCAACATTGTTCTCCTACGGTGATGGAGGGACTGGTCGCTTCGGCTTGATGGGCGAGGCTGGGCCTGAGGCAATCATGCCTTTGCAACGCGGCTCTGACGGAAAACTTGGCGTCTCTGTTGCTGGCGATATGAGAGCCGCCATGGGCAGGTATAGAGGTCGAGGGACTACAGGTTTTGCATCAAGCGGATCGGAAACTGGCTCTGCGGGTGATGGTTCTTCTGCACCAGGGGGTGCAATTGATGTTCGATATACCGTGGAACGTATTAATGATGTGGACTATGTAACAGCAGAGCAGTTCCAGCAGGGAATGCAGCAAGCTGCTCAACGCGGTGCAACAGAAGGCGAACGCCGGACCATGAGGTCACTGCAAAATTCAACTGCTGTTCGTAGGAGCTTGGCATTCTGATGGAATTTACTTACGGCCATCTGCTTGATGTCGGACCAACTGGTGGCTTGAACCAGTACCACTTTCAAAATTATGCGGTTGGTCAGAACGTCGGCATCTATTCGTTTTTGCCGTTTGGCTTCAGTGGAGCGGTTGCTTCATTGCAAGGCGACAACTTAAACGCAACGCTCCAGTTCGCAAACGCCGAGATCACCCGCAGTTTCGTCGTTGAAGCGCTCGACAACGTGTATGTCGCGAAGGTGACGACAGTCATATGGGACTCGTCAACGTATGCCGTACAGAAGACGTTATATGAGTATTTTGGGGCGTGTTCAGCAGGGGGCTGGGACGAGACCGCAATTCAGATCAGCTTAAATTCAGTTTTAGACGCTGTTCAGGCAAATGTGCCAGGCCGTCGCTTGTATCGGCAGCAGGTCGGCAATATCCCATTCACCTCTCAAGTC